AGATGCTACAGCATTCTCACACAGGAGGGATCCCCTCCAGACTCACGTCCCCCCGGTACTCCGGGTAGGTTCGAACCTACACATCAGTCCTTATCTGGACTCCAGAAGCGAGGGACCTTCCAGTCCCCCCAACTGGGCACAACTGCCGTGTGTGGCTTATCGGGCCAACTAATACCCTTTCCGGGGTCAGCTAGGTATGAAACCCAGCAAATTTGGCGACCTCGTCGTCTCTTTCTGACGCTGAACATACTGCGGCTTGAGGGCTTGTCACCCTCTCCGCGGTCTTGCGTCACTCGCAGCCACTCCCAGAGCCAGGCCTCGTATGAGGTGACCGGCGACTGATGTGGAGCGCTGGACCAGTACCTCACCACGTGGGAACCCCAATTAATGCTTCGGGGCTCTTCAGTAGCAAGAGTTCCGGGTTCAACCTTAAGTCCGGATTCATCCGGGAAATCAGGAGGAACAGAAAGGACAAAACCATCTAGGACAGAAATCATCCGTGAGATGGCAGAAAGCGTATAATACAGGCTTCCGCTATCCCACCCTTTTGAGAGTAGGACATTGGCAACCTTGTAAAGGAAGGCCACGAAAGGCCGTTTGCCGAGCCTACAGCCCCGTTGCTCAGGGCGTGCAGGCCTGACGAGTTCGCCGCGGAAGTAATCACCACCGCAGCTTTCTCTAAAGTCACACAGACCCCAGAACGACTTTTCGTCGTTCACCTGTAGATGCAGCCTTCTGAAGACTGCGATCACGGGCTTTACAGCCCAGGTCGGGAGAATGATGTCGTCGCCGTAAACGGAGACTAGACCTCTTCTGCCGGGGGCGTACACGTTCATAATCCCTCTTACGAGGACGTAGAACAAGAGCGTCTCCAATGGGAAGGTGTGACCCAACCCCATGGTACAGGCCGAATTCAAATCATGTGAAACGTCATTAAAGACGAATTTACTCACACGCCCGAACATAACCTTTTCGTACCACTTTCTAGGGAGGACTTTTTCAAGGAGATCGACCGTAATCGAATCACTAGCTGATGAAAGATCCAGCGTCGCGAGCCGGCGGTCTGCAGACCTCCAATCAGACGAGGCGAACCTCGCCAGTCCACGATGCCTTTCCTGCAAATGATCAATGTCGAGGCCGATATTCTTTAACCGGCTCTGTATACACCGACCAAGACCGTAGCTGTAAAAGCTTCCGGCCAGGGTATCAGGCATTATGGCCCTGAGGATTTTATAACTCTTAGGTACCAGTTGTAGCTTGAGGTGTGTAGTTACCCGACTAACGGCCCCGGCGAGAGCCGCAGCGAGGTGTGGGTCTTCACCCCGCGCCCTATCTAAAAACAATAGGTGGTCGGATGAACCCGTTATTGGACCCTTTACTTTAAAGTCCAACCGTCGCCTAGCGTAAGGATGTCCTACACAGGCTTTCTTCGCGAATCTGCAATTACGCAGATGTTCATCCTCGTCGTATTGACCGAGTATCGCGGATGCGATAGCCCTCCACTCTTCCAGCAGGCCTGCAAAGAAAAGCGGGTCCCAGTTGATGGGCGTAGAGATGCGCTCTTGTGTGGACAGGTATTTAACCCAAGTCCGTGAACTCAACTCCTCGGCAGTGAACTCATCTTTAGCGAAGATGTACCTCTCCGTAAAGCTCTTGAGTTGGTATACAGCCTTAAAATGCTTGGCCGTTGACCAATACGGCAGTCGGATCGCTCCTACCGCCTCTCTAAAGCCTTTTATGTCATCAAGGAGCAGCTTCTTGCTGGCATCCTCAAAGGCAGGCCTTTCCAGGCCTAGGAAAGGTGTCAGGTCCTCAAGCAAACGCCGCCAGATGTACTTCATGGCGACATCGGTATGATAACCGTTCTTGTCCATGGTATGGTCTCCAATGGATGTTTTGAGTTTGAGACTTGCTATGCGATGGCTCCGGTTACCCAGAAGTCCTCGAAGTCCGAGTCAGTGAGCAGTTGCGCACCAACTAGACGCAAGTCTTTGGCACTCGCGGCTGCAAGCTCCGGATGGACTTCAACCTGGAGCCTGATGGTGTTGAACACGACAAGACCGCTCGCTA